GAATCCACAAGGGCCACAGGCATATAATTTGATGATAGGAATTTGATCGATCTACTAGTAGGAATAGTATAAAGAAATTGCCATCTGTACCCGTCCGCAGTAGATAGCACTGATGTTGATTGCCCAGTAGGAGCGATTGTTGAGGTCTTTAAAGATCCGTCGGCATTTCTAGCTCTTTCGACACAAACATAAACATTGTTAGCATCAGATAATGCATAAAAAGGTGTAGTTGGATGACCTTCAGATTTATCTGAATAAGCTTGGTAAATTGTACCTGAGGCCCAATTGACACGTGGTACAATAAACGATGCATCAACAACCTTTTTGACCGATTGTAGACCGTAACGAAATTGTCTTTCGTCGTACCCGTAGGTGCCATGATTGTAGGCGGTATCAGGTATATCAGAATCATTCCATGGCTCAGATTTACCTATACCTATAAAATAGGAATCGGAGTCAGCGCCCACGTCGCCGTTAACTTCAGCTAGGATTCTCCCCAATACCTTTCTTTTAAGTTCGTCTGTAATTACTGCTGACATTTCTTATTTCCTATTTTTATAATGACGCGTTAGCCCATAGTTTGAAACTACTAGATGCGGTACCGGTGCTGACTGTGCCCTTTGATGAGGCTCTACTAAATGGGGCCACACCAGTATAATATAAATATACATTATCCGAATCTGACCATACTTGGTGAGAATATTCGGGATAACCGTTTACATCAGTCGTGTAACCAGAATTTGCTATCTGTGCTATACTGCCAACCGTATATCCATTAGCTGCACTAGTACAAACTGCCCATACTGATACTGCTTTGGGCACACCTGCAAGGCCATGCGCCCAGGTATTAAGACCTGATGAAGGCGTTTTTGCGGTATTTGATTCCCAGTCCGGGCCAGCTGCAGGTATGTTATATAATTCATCAAAATTCGAATTCGCCTTAATAATCAATTGAGAGAAGTCGCTATCATAAACTAATGTTAGTTGTGCCATAATTATACCGTTGAAACCGCGCTATCGTGACCTACTAAATGCCAATTCGTTCCGTCCCAGATTGTCTGAGCCCCAGAATTTTGAGGTACTGAAAATGATGTTCCTAAAGAAAAATTAGCAGGTGTTACTGTAACAAGTCCTGCACCTTTGTTCGTAAAATATTTTAGTTGGCCGGTTGAGGCCGCGTCGGCCAACGTTGCCGCTAGTGCTGTTGCTTTATTAAAAATTGTGTATGAGACATCAAGTGAAATAGCGCCATTGGCTGTCATTTCTAGTGTCGGCGTTACAACATTATGATCGTAAAAAACATCACTATCACCACCTAATTTTTCCCAGATTTTACCAAAGTTGTTATTAATCTTACCCGCTGCCGATCTCAGGTCATCGCCTGTACCGTCATTGGCAGTGGTTCCTCTTGAAATATCTTCTCTGGTCTTTGACATTTATTAAATTCCGTTTATCTCTTTGATCTATTTATGACTTTTTCTAGGCCGAATCTGCATTATATGATGTTATAATTTTACCCTCGTCAGTCGTTTCTAGGGTGTTATCCATCTCGATGCCAGTGGTCTTATCCATAGTAAAGCTTGATTTCTGAGCAAGTTCAAGCAATGTAGGATAAGCACTATCAAGATATAGAAGATCTATATCTGATGGCATAGGTCTATCGGACAATACATATACCGTTCCTTCCGAATCGGTTTCAAGATGCATTTCACTCCACGTAGAAGTAACTGATAAATTATCGGTCTCTAGACTTGTTGGGGGGTCAAGATATAGAACCTGATCACTATCGGTGTCATTTAATATGGAAAAGACTAAATTATTCGTTCGCGCGACCGTTTCAATGATTACTTCACCAGTAAGATAAAATCCCCCTATGTGCACGAATTTTCTGTATAAAGTTTCCCAAGTGGTTAGTGATATACCCGACTTGATATTTACACTAAGTATTTGCCACTTAGCCCCGTCCTGCACGATACGATTATCTTCTGCGCCGATTCTAGATCTTTGAAGATCATTACTATCGCCACTGAATACGTATAGCATCTCATTTTTAGGGTATCTGATTTCTGGGGCCTGATCGAAAAAGATCCTAAAAAACATTTCTATAGAGAATTCATTGCCCTTATTCTGAACCAGTTGAGAGATCAATTTACCAATTAATCGAGGGTCAGTAAAATATTTTGCTTGCGCCCCATTCCCGATCTCATAGAAAATAGAATCGATATATTGGAGGTCGACCTCTTCTAGATCTCTTAGTTGAAATAGCCTATTCCTAAGAATATCAACTATCCCCTGCTGATCACTTGCAAACGAATCATAATAGGCCTGTAAAAAGGCAACAAGATTCGGATATAGTGAAGGGAAATAGTCGGGAAGGACCTCTAAAACCTGCCGCCTACTAACCTTGACATTTCTTCTATTATGTTCTATTGTGGTCCTAATTGACATTATAGAGTTACTCTAGTTGTTTGATAATTAACAATTGCTCTTGAGCTCGTTTCACCTGTATCTAATAGCAGTATGTAATTTCTTAATGGTGTAATAGTTGATTGATTGGCGGGAGTTGCAAATACCCTCACATAATCTGCTCCCCCAACAATTGCCGTAGGAACGAAATTCGTAAGTGTAACTTGCCCAGTTAGTCTGTCATAAGACCCGATATTTTGACTTATGATATTACCCTCAACATCAACAATTTCTATGGAATTTGAAGATAATCTATTTCTGAACGTGCATATTTTATTGTTAAAATTGAACCTTGAAGATCTGATGATGTAGTTCTGATCATCTGCCGGCGCTAGCGCAATAGGGAATTGAATCGTATAGGTCTTTTGGAAATTAAGTATTGGAACAAGTCTCTCATTTACTACTATGTCAATTTTGTTGGATAAAATAGCAGGCGATATATCATCAATGATAGCTGATAGGTTAGATTTTCGAAATGCGACTCCAAATTGACCGAAATTTTCCGTGAAGAATTCATTAACTTTAACATTTATTCTATCTTGTGTAGCCTGTGAAGTTAGGCCTGTAAGAGTAGGATTGAAGTCGAAAGTGGTGTTCACCCCTATATATAGAAATTCTGGCGAGATGAATTCGGTTGTGATTGATGCAACACCAAGCGGATCTGTCAGATTAGCCTTAATTTCTGCTTGTGTTGTTAACTTACTTTCTTCGGATGTATTTTCAGGATATTTGATTGAGACGAACATTTTACCATAATCGACTGGAATATTTTGTTCTCCGCCCCAGGCAGTAACATCCCCAAGTGATGGATAGTTAGACTGAATCAGTGTGTGATAATCAAACGGGGTAACCATGCGTCTTTGAGATGCATATGTCAGCGGAGCATGAAATCTTGTAGATTCAATAGACTCTTTTTCAGCACCTTGACTTGAATACGAAATCGTAGTAGTCGATAATGGCATACTCTGACCAGAGACTATTACGCTTTCTTCAGGTGAGAATACGCGCGCGCCGTTAGCGGCCGGACCTGATGTTCTAAGATAATTAACCTCAATCTTGTTTCCAGGAGTAGGCCAAATGCCTAAAGATCCGGTATCTGTGAATTCTAGTTCATAGAATCCATTAGGTGTTTCTTGAAGAATATAGTAGGTTGAGTCATCGCGTATACGTATAGCATTTTTAATATTTGAATAAGAAGTGAAATCTTCAGTATTAGTTGATTCGAACACATTGACGGAAAGTGTGTCTTGGTCTAGCTGATCGTCATTAATAATATAATGTCTGGTATCACTAGCATCAGGTACATAATATGTTCGAGTTACATCGGTTCCTTCATATACAATAATGTCAGCGCTATCTTCATCATCAACGAATGTATAAATCCCTGCACCGTTGTTAGTAGCGGTGTAGGTCTGTCTCGTTTGAAACGTATATGTAATACCTTTTACGGAAGCTGAGAATCTGACCCCTATCGGCAAAGTAATTGATTGAGGTGGTGTACCAATAAAAGTGGTTAGATTAGCAGATATACTAATAGTTGCTCTTGCAGCGGTTTTAGATTTAGGATAGTAACCTAATGAATGCGCATGTGAAACCACGCTCCCGCGAAGCTGAGCCGTATCAAGAAATGATTCGTTGATCGCCATATTAGCAGATAACGCATTAATATGAGTATTATATGCGAGAACATCAAGGATATTAGCTAATCCTGAGCCCTCAAAATTATAGTCTGCAAATTCAGATTGAGCAGCTAAATATGTTTTCAGCTTAGTGCGGATTGCCTCGAAATCTAATTCGCTGGATTTAATATTAGTTGCCATTTATCTTAACCTACTTAAGGATGTGTTTAGGGTGACAATTTCATTGGTATTAACTACCTTGAAAATGATCTCCACGAATAATTGATTTTCATCACGCTCTCCCTCTACCGTTAATTCAACAATTTCGGCTCGAGGCTCATATCTTTTTAGAGCTGTTCTAATTCTTAACTTAATATCATTCTCTAGACCAAAGTCATATAATTCGAACAATAATGCTCTTATATCTGTTCCGAAGAATGGTTTGAACGGTTTCTCTCCATAGTTGGATAATATGATGTTTTTAACAGATTGTTTAACTGCTGCAGCATCTAACTTCTTATATACATCACCAGTGGTATCTATTTCAAAGTATAGATCTACATCGGAGTAATCAACTCTTCTAGTACCAATGAGAGGTCTGTCTTGAAGGTTGCCATCTTCTATACTAAAGCTTCTTATAGCCATGGAGGTATATTCTATCCTTCCCGGAGTTGTCTTCTTATTATAC